TTTCTTTCCATACGGTTCTACCAGTAGCCTGAATCGCTCCGTGCAAACAAGTATTGCTGGGGTTGTAATTAATCCCCGTACTTGTATGCAGATTTCCGCATTCTCTGCTTGCGTGGATATTCTCTCCAGCGATATCGGCGGTCTCCCGTTCATTGTCCAACGCAATGGCAAACCCGATCCCTCGCACCCGCTATACGACATTCTGCATACCTCCAACTGTCCCGACATGACCTCTCAAAATTTTCGAGAGGTACAAGTACAAGATCTAATAATCTACGGCAACTGTTTTGCGTACATTGAAAAAGATGATCGCACCCAGCGAGTAAAGAATATCTGGCCGTTGCCCGCCTACATGACCACGCCGCAGAAAGTCAATGGGGTCGTCTATTACTACGTGCAAGGCGTTGACCAACCATTAACCGCCGATCAAGTAATACATATTCCGGGTCTTGCGTGGGATGGTATTCGAGGGAAATCAATCATCGAGGCCCACGCTAACACGTTGGGTATCGCCCTGGCTCAGGATGACGCCGCATCGAAAATGTTCCGCAACGGATTATTGGCAAATGGATATCTGTCATATAAGGGTAAATTGTCTGAGGAGACAAAAGCGGCGTTAAGAGCAGCGTGGCATGAACGTAACTGCGGTATGGAGAACGCATGGAATACTCCGGTACTGTCCGAAGGTATGGAGTTTAAGCCCACCGGGATACCACCAGAGGAAGCGGAGTTTCTTGCCAGTCGGAAATACTCGGCAATAGAAATCTGTCGGTTGCCGGGTCTCCGCATTCCCCCGCACATGATTAGTGAGCTTGATCGTGCAACGTGGGCTAACCTGGAATGGCAGCGTGCCGATTACGTCCAGTATTCGCTCCGCAGATATATTTTGAAATTCGAGCATGAGTACAATCGTAAACTTTTGCTGGAGGACGAAAAGGGAGTTGTCGCCTGTCGGATGCTGGTTGACGACTTGATGCGAGGGGATCAGGGAACTCGCTATGCTAACTATGCGACAGCGATCCAATGGGGATGGTTGACCCCTAAGTCCGTTGCGGAATATGAGGGTTTGGATTCGGACGGATTGAGCGATGAGGCGTTAACCCCGCTCAATATGTCTCCAGTTCCAAGCACGACCACGCCCATAAAAAATAGTCTCCCATTGTCTGGGGGTCCGACCCGACAATCCGTCGCATCATCCCACCTACCCGGGGCGGTTCTCGAAGTCCCCGACATTCGGCAGCAAGACGATTATTCGTGCGGTGCCTGTGCGGCAATGTGCGTGGGTCGTTTCTTCGGAGTTGGCCCCACAACCCTCGATGCTTGGAAGCGAGCACTGGGAACCGACGTTGAACAGAGTACCAGTCCCACCGCCATCGTCAATTACCTGTCAAGTTTGGGACTGACGGTGGAAGCCCAACAGGGAATGACGATTGACGATCTCGCCGCCTGTATTGCTGGTGGAAGACCCGTGATTTGCCCAGTGCAGGATTATGGTTCTCAGAGAGCCCCTGGGGCGTCCTTTGCTTACGGACACTACCTCACGGTTATCGGCATCATTCCCGGGTATGTGATTTGTCAAGACTCCTCTATCGAGAACGACGAGCGAAAACCTGGCGGCGACGTTCCCCCGGGTCAAGGAGATCCATCGCAGAACCTCGAAGCCCATGGACGGGTACTAATTCGCCAAGACGATTTTTTTAAGGCGTGGCATGATCGGGACTCGGCAAATAACCAGTACGACCAATACGGTATTGCAGTTGGTGGAATAAATCAATTTTCAACCACAAAGTTGAAAAAAGAGAATAACCAGACTAAGGAACAAAAGCGAGAGAAATACCGAGTCCTCGTCGAGGACGCCGCTTGCCGAGTTATCACAAAGGAACGTAATGCGATCAGCAGGATTGCTAAGAACAATCTTAACCACGACGTACCGACATTTGAGCAGAACTGTGGGGACTTCTGGGAGACCCACTCGGACACGGTTAGCAAGACGTTCCGTCCCGTGGTCTCGACCTATAAAGAGAAAAAGGCCGACGCCATCATCGGCAAGATAGTTGACGACATGCGGAATGAATCTTTAGACGCATTGGCAAAAGCTGTGCAATGCGAAGATCCGCTTGAGGCGGTTGGAAGTCTATTAGCAGGGTGGGGCGATATGAGCAGACCACAGAGAATAAGTCAGAAGTTTTGTAGGGGGAAATATGGGTAAGACAGTAGAACGTTTTGCGATGCCGTGCCAAGTCCGACTGGTAAACGATACGACCACGCCCGACGAGCAGAAACAAATAATTTCTGGGGTCGCCATTACGTACAACAGCAGATCGCAGGACGTGGGCGGGTATGTTCGTATGTTCGCTCCCGGGTGCTTTGCCGAGTCTCTGACCACGAATGAGGTGTTTGGGCTTTACGCCCATGATGATAACGATATTCTGTCCCGCACCTCAACGGGTTCATTAGTAATCAACGACACGCCCGAAGCACTTCAATTCACTATGACGCCGCCGCTCTGGCATACGTTGTTCATGGGAAGACTGATAAACAATCTAGTTGATGGGGTTTCCGTTGGCGTGGTGGATTGTGTTGACGAATGGCGTAAGGCCGAGGATGGCGTGATAGAACGATACATCACGTCTGCCGGCCTGGTCGAGTTGAGTGCTACGGCATATCCGGCGTTCCTGGCAACCATTGTCGAGTTGGTCCGGTTCGATCAATTCCAACAGGACCAAACACCAGCAACGATTTCTTATGCCTTAAAGGAATTACTCCAGTGTCAGCAGCGATTGGCGGAATTACAGTTTGGAAAATAATTTCCGACGTGCATAGATAATGAGAATGCGGATCGTCTCTGCCGTAGCTGTCGCTGTACCGGAGTCAGACAAGCATTCGAGAAACATCAAACATAATGGTGATATTATGAGTTGGCAAATTGAAAAGGGTCTAAAAGAAAAAAAGGCCCAAGCCGCCGCTAAGATCGAGCAAGCAGGTAAAATCCTGTCTGCCGCTAACGGCGAAATCTCGGCAGAGGACAAGGCGACTTTCGACGCCTTGCACGCCGAAGCAAAAGAAATCAATGAGAACGTGGCCCGCATCGAGTCTCAGATGCAGGCTGAAAAGATGTGCTTCGCCCAAAAGTTGGATCTTCCGATTGACAAGCCGAAGACTGCCGAAAGGTATTCTTTCCTCAAGGCGTTGCGGGAAATGTCCGATCTTTCCCACCCGGGATTGAGCGGATTAGAAAAGGAATGCAGCGACGAAATCTCTCGGCAGACTAACAAGTCGCCCCGTGGTTTCTTCATGCCTACCTCGCTTCCGACATACGAGCGAAACACTTTGGATACAACGGCCGGTGCCGGTGCGATCCAAACAACCGTTGACGCCGCTAACTGGATTGAAATCCTCCGTAATCGGATGGTTCTCAAGCAGTTGGGCGTAACCTTTATTGGCGACTTGGTCGGAAACTTGGCATTGCCCAAGCAAACCGCCCAGGCAAACGCCTACTGGGTTTCGGATGGTAATGCTCCTACTGCTGGTGCTCCTGCTATCGGTCAAGTCGTATTCACGCCGAAGATTTGCGGCGGTTATACTGACCTGTCCCGTAATTTCCTCAAGCAGTCGAGTCTCGACGCTGAAATGTTCGCAAGGACAGACTTGGCTAAGAGCGTGGCCCACGAATTGGATCGGGTTGGACTTAATGGAAGTGGAGCTAACGCCCAGCCGTTAGGTATTCTCCAGAACAGCAACGTAACCGTGGTACCGCTTGGCACTAACGGTGGTGCTCCTACTTGGACAAGCATTGTCGGGTTGGAAGCTGCTGTTGCTGAAAAGAATGCCGATATCGGTCCTGGTGCTTACGTCGCCTCTCCAGGCGTCAGAGGTACCATGAAGGTAACGCCCAAAACTTCTGCTGGTTATCCAGTGTTCCTTTGGGAAGACGAAGAGGTTAACGGTTATCCAGCCCTCGCAACCAACGCCATGCCGAACAACCTGACTAAGGGTTATGGCACTGGACTCGGTTCGATTATCTTCGGCATTTGGGAAACGTTGTGTATCGGTATGTGGGGCGGTCTTGACGTGTTGGTTGATCCGTATACCGGATCGTCTGCCGGTACGGTCCGTATCGTAACCCTCGCTGACGTTGACGTTGAATTGCGATATAATGAGGCGTTCGCCGTCTCGACAGATATCGTAACAAGCATGTAATTTCGGTTCCTCTAAACTGAAAGCCAAACCCGTCCCTGCGAAAGCAGGAGACGGGTTTTTTATTGGTTGATACTCTAAATACTCCTATGGAATTGGTATACACACGCAAAGGCGTATTGCTGGAAACAATCTGGATTACCGCAGGAGAATGGGTTGACGTGGATTGTCCCCAACGTGCCGAGAACCTGCATAGTAGCGGTGCGGCGTTCTCAGTCCACAGATTGAAACAACTCCTAGAAGAATTAGCAGATACAAAGGACGAAACACGGGAGCAGGACATTGTGGGTTTCCTAATTGGTTTCCTTTTCGGGATGCCGTTAGAGGCGGCAGACCATTATGGTACGTGGTCTCTGACAGAGTATGCCCGATGGCAACAAGGAGAAAAGATGCAACTGTCCGAGAAGATACAAGACAACTACGTGCGGACGATTCTACAGCAACTCCTGGACGAACTACCTCAACACGTGGTCGAGATACAGGAGACCCCGCCGCCGAAAAAGGAGAAACAAGTGAAGCAACGTAAGAAGGTAAGCAAATGAGGATCGGACTAAGGAGAATCGTTGAACCCGCTACAGCACTGGTAACGTCGGCCCAGGTATGCAGTCAATCCCATATTGACTCGGATACTGCTGCGGCGGATGCGGACCTGATTACACAATATATCCAGGTTGCCACAGATCATTGTGAGCAGGACTGCGGCAGGTCGTTCATCACTCAGACCTGGCGATATTCGTTACCAAGATTCGACCACCAAACATGGGTGCCGCAATGGGTCGGTGCAACGATCCCGTTCTATTTTGATTTGGCACCTGGAAAGAGAGCGGTCTATCTGCCACGTCCACCGCTACAGTCCGTTACGTCGGTCGAGTATTACGACGAGACGGGGACACTCCAAACCCTCGATCCTAGTCAATACGCTGTAGATACGTATGGGATGATGGGGTCGATTCGCCCAGTGAACAACTGGCCGCAAACTCAGCAATGGAATCCGGCGGCAGTCGTCATTACCTACGTTGCTGGATATGGAGACACGCCAAACACGGTGCCGAGTGTAGCAGTACAAGCGGTACTGCTGACAGTTGCCCTGCTTTACGAATACAGAGAGCCAATTCTGAGTGGGTCTATTATTTCCTCGCTCCCGATGGGAATACGGGAGTGGTTGGACACAATCCGTGTAGTGGAGGCGTAATGCAAGCTCTGCGTGCTGGACAGTTGAGAAGACAAATCACGTTACAACACAACGTCGTCGGCAGTGGAACTACCGGACAAGACACGTTCACGCCAACGACCTACGCCACCGTATGGGCCCGCATCGAGGATTTGCAAGCGGTGCAAAGCATCGAGGACGGTAAGCAGGTTGCCGTGGCTACCCACCTGATAACGATTCGGTACCGCAGCGACGTTGACCCTACGGACCTTATTTTGTGGGACACCCGCACATTTAACCTGGTCGGTTTTATCGAGGACGAACGCCACCGTTGGATACAAATAACCGCCAAGGAGCTGCATGCCTGATTTTATTTTGGTGGGGATACCAGAACTTGACGCCGCCCTTTCCGAATTCTCTCGGCAGATGGATAAGAAAATCATCAACGAAGCGTTGCTTGAAGCGGCGTTTGTCGTCGAACGTCATGCGGCAACCTTGGCCCCAGTGAAAACTGAAAAGACTGTAGAGGCATTGCACGTCGCCAAGATCAGTCGGAAAAACAAAAACTCATACGGATATAACGTCATGGTTCCCGCTGGTACAAGCAACACATATTACTCAGCGTGGGTTGATATCGGACACCATCAAGGTGCCCGTACCTCAGCAGAGAAACGAAAGCAAATCCTCCGTAAAGCACTGGGAATTGAGTACGGTAAGTCTGACTCAGATCGGGAATGGATCGAGGGATCGCACTGGCTAGAACGTGCGATGGAAGACAAGCAGGAAGAGGCTAAAGCGAAAGCGATTGAGATTATTCAAAGCGAGATCGAACGGGTACAAAAAAACATGGCACGTAAAGCAGCAAGGGCCGCCAGAAACGATACATAAGTATGCGAACTCAACTCTACCAAATGCTTGACAGCACTTTCGGCAGTGAGGCGGGGATTTATCCCTCTCACCGTCCCGAGGCATCCGCATACCCAGCGATTGTCTATAGCTACCGGGACGTACCCTATCACAGCGACGGTGCGATTCCCACAACCCTATCCAGAGCGGAATTGACCCTTGATATTTTCTCGAACGACGATTCACAAGCCGACGAACTAGCTAGCGACGTAAGAGACGTAATGGACGGTGGACGTGGTTTCATGGGGTCCGACGATTCGGTATGGGCTCTTACCTATCTCGACCACGAACAGGAGAGATCGTACAAGCAGGACGATGGGAGCGATACTTGGGTTTTTATCCGATCCCAACATTACGTGATGCGATGGATGCCGGTTGAATTGGTAGGGCCCCAGACCTACACGTACACAATGGACGGTGGCGTCAATGTCGGCGGATCGGGGACTTGGAATTCGGCAATCAACGAAACAGGATCGGGGGGAGCGAGTGTCGGCGGATCATCCGATTACGAAGAGGGAATTACGGTCCAATTTTCTCCCGCTTATTCCGACGCATTTAGTACGGGTGCGGTCCAAATCCAGGCAGTAGAACGGGAAATCCCCATTACCGTCAACGTCCAAATCCGCAATAGTCCTACCGATCCGTGGCAGAAATTCGCCGTCGATCTAAAAAATCAAACGGAACAACGTAAATACCTTGTTCTCTAAACTCAAGAGGTTAAATGACAACTCCTTATACCCAGACCCCAATCACGCCCACTTATGGCGAACTAGTATACGTCTCTGTGGCTAGCACCAGAATTACAGGCGTTACTAGTGTTACCACTCCCACCGAAAAAAGAAACATGGTTGACACCACAACCCCGGGTGATGCGGTTAAAACCGCCCGCCCGTCTATCGCTCTTGATGCCGACAAGTTGGTAATTAAGGCGTGGTACCAGCCATCCGTATTCAGCACCTTAAGAGGATACCTTACCGCTATTCCTTGTGCTTCAGTTGCCGTATCCGTGGTTATCACTTCCGACGGTCAGACCGCTGTAACAGGCGGCACTTTTGCATGGGCCTCGGCAGTACCCGAATCCATCAAAATGTCGAACACCGCTGAGGAAGATAAGAACGTCGAAATGGAATTCACGCTGACGTTGACCAGTATCCCCACCGTCTCTTAAGGAGCTAGATGCTAGGAAAAGAATTGCTCGGTAAATCGCAGAAACTCACTCCCGTTGAGGCGTTTGGAAAACAGTTGTATGTCAAGAGGATGACGGGTTTGCAACGGGAGTTTATCGAGCGGGAAGGAGGGAAACCCGTCCCCGTTCACAGTCGTCGAGCCATGACAGTCTGTTATTGTCTCTGCGATCAAGACGGCACCCGACTGTTTGAGGACAAGGATCTAGCAGACCTCGACAACGAACCCTATCACGAATTAGATAAGGTTGCGGAGGTTGCCTATGTGTTCAACGAAATGGATCGGGCAGCCCTTGAACGTCTAAAAAAAACCTTAGAGACGATCCTTTCCGAAAATTCTGTTTCCGACTCGCCCTCAACCTCGGATGCACCGTCAACGAACTCCTCAACCGAATCGACGCCGCAGAGTTAGCCGAGTGGTTCGCTTACGACGACCTGGAACCTCTTCCGAACCCGTGGTTGCAAACGGGAGTCATTGCGGCAACGGTTGCCAACCACTCCATGAATCCTCCCAAATCGTGGGCAAAACCGACTGACTACATGCCTCGCATTCCGCCCACCCCACAGGAGAAAGCGGAGGCATTACGGCAACAGTTGTTGGGAATGGTTCGCCAGCGAGCTAGATAGGTAGGAGGTTTTTATGGCGGTGCTTGGCGTCCTCGATTTATTATTCACTGGTAACACTGAAAATCTGGACCGTGCTTTCGGTAAGGTCCGAAAAGGAGCCAAGCAGTTCAAGGCTGATATGGAAATAGGCCAAGCGTTTGACCTGATTGGGAAACGGGGAGTATCCGCAATGACGGGGATTGCTGCGAAGATCGCAGCACCCATCGCCGGTTTCATGGCGTTGAAATCTGTTATCGATCATGTTGGGTCTCAGCTTGAAAGTATCTCTTCCCTCAATCGGCTCGCTGGACGGTTGGGGATCGCAACCAACGAACTACAGGCATTGCAATCCGCATTTAAGAAGGCGGGACTAGAGGGAGATGCAGTTGGTTCGACGTTCGCTAAGATGCAGAACAATATCTCGCAAGTCGCCCATGCGGGGATTGATACCGGTAGTGCGTTCAAGGAATTGGGAATCAACATCAAGTCCCTTAACGGGCAGAACGCAGAGAGCCAATTCAAGACCATTCTCGATCAACTTCAGAAGATTCCCAACATGGCCGATAGGGTCCGGTTGGCAATGCAGATTTTCGGTAGAGAGGGATACGCCATCGCTCAGGGTTTCCAAACCGGCAGCAAGGCGATTGACGAGGCAAAAAAGAAACTCGACAAGTTTGGATTGACGATCAATCCCAACGATGCCGCCCAGGTGGACGCAGCGAAAAAGAGTATCGCTGATTATGGCCTAGTGTGGGAGGGGATTTGGCAGAAGATCACAATACCTGCACTTTCCGAAAAGATGCGGCCGTACGGCCGCATAAGCCGAAACTGATCTTGCAATAAAAAAGGCTCTTCTGTCACGTTGCGTTTTCCAGGACGC